AGATTGTTGAAAAATCATCAGATAATATTAAACAATTATTTAATAAAAATTTAGATATATATGCAAAAGAAACTGCATATATTAATAATATTTCTATTACATTTCATTGGAATTTTAAATTAAATTTAAATAAAAAAATTTATGGATTTCATAATAATACTAATTGGGGTGTTGGTGCTGTTGTTTTAAGTGATTATATGAATTTTAAAGAAAAAAACTCAAAAACGGTCATTAGTTGTGTTATAACTATTACTGATGTTAAAAGTAAAAATATAAATAAAACTGCAAATGAATGTAGTGATAAAAAAGATTTAATTGATGAAACATTTAGACAATTAAATGAAATTTATAATAATATACCAGTACCAACATTAGTATTTCTAAATAATTATTATAGTAATGGAGAATGGAAATCTACTGAAAAAGCATTTATTAAAGCTACTAATTATGGTTATATGAATAATAAAATATCTGATAATATTTATACATTAGGAACACATAATGGCAATGTTAAATATCATTTTACATCAATTGAAACAGCTGTAGCAAATGCAATTGCTCTTGTTAATCAATTATATAATAAAAATCATCATATTAAACGACCATATACAATTAAAGATGTTATAATAATATTATTATTATTTATTGTATTAATACTAATTATTAATTTATTTATTTTTAATAATTAATACAATGTCTGAAAAAGATGATGAAGTTATTGTTTTAATTGAGGATAATAATCAACAATCACCAATGCTTCGAGGTGATCTTGTTAATGTTAATGCTCCTTTAACTCCTATGTCTCAGGATAATAGATTATTAACTTTATATGAATTTAATGATAAACGTAATTCAGTATCACAAACGGAATCAAGTGATATATATAATGATATTAATTATAGAAAAGATAAATTATATAAAACTATAAAAGAAAATAAAAAGAAAATTACAACATCTTTATATATAATATCTGCAAAATATGATTTAATTTATTTTAGATATAATCGTATATCATTATTAATTTTAATAATTTCAACTATTACAACATTTATTGAAGCAATTCGCTTAACTTTGATTAATTATCAAAATGATAATGAGAAATCTGAAATGAATTTAATTATTTCAGCTAGCACAATATCATTAATTATTAATATGATTTCTTTATTATTAGGTACATTATTAACAATTTTAAGTTCAATTGTTAAATTTAGAAATTATCGCGAGAATATGGAGAAGCTAAAAAATATTCATGATGTTTTATTTAATTATAAAATTTCTTATAATAAACAAAAAGATTTAATTGATTATTTTACAATGTCTAATAGTTTAACTGTTGAATTATTTGATAAACTTGTTGAAAATGTTGAAAATATGAATAAAGAAATTAAAGATATTAATATCTTTGAAAATATTCGCATTAAGGATATTATTAAATTTAATCGTATAAAAATTAATCATGATATTGAACTTAAAAAAATGACAAATAAACGCGAATTAGAATTTTTAAAATTAACTGTTGAAGCAACAAAACATAAATGTTTATATGAAAATCAGAAAAATCATATAAATGATAATAATCATTTTTTTGATGATAAAGAAAAAAAATATACTTGTTTTATTTAATATTTTTAATTAGAATAAGCTAAACCACCCATTCCAGATAATATACGTAATACATTATAATTTACAGTATATATATATATAGATCCATCAACACTTGATGCAACTGATAAAACAGCGGTATCAATACGAGACATATTTAAAGTTCCTGATGGTTGATGTTCTTCGGGTTTTATGGCAAATGAATAAACATTTATACCTGTGTTAAAATTATCAGGAGTATTTTCGTGATGTTGATAAGGTTGAACTAAACTGAAATAATTTCCTTTGCGATCAGCAAAACGATCATTTCCATTTAATTGTATTTTAGCTGTAGTAACAGGGTTTTTAGCTAATACATATTGATTATCTTTATTACGATCTGTAAAATTATTCCAATATATAGTTTGTCTAAAATCACCTTTTGGTGTTGGTTTAATTACCCATATTAATTCTTTGCATGGATGATTAAAATTCATACGAATACTTTTTAGAGAATTTGCACCAGCACTAACTGTATCAGATCCGGTAAATTGTAATTGTTCAATTAAATATTCATGAGATAATTGAGCAAAACGACGACGTTCATCAGTATCTAAAAAGATATAATCAACCCATAGAGAAGCAGATAAATCTAAATTAGTACCACCGGAAAAATTTATATTTACTTCTTGGAGTTCTGTTAAATCAGTTGAACCATCTGATTGTGTTAATTTAAATGCTTTATCTGAATAATTAATACCTTTATCAACCATATTTGATACATTTTCAAATTCAATATTTATTTTTACTTCGTGATATTGTAAAGCAATTAAAGGTAATGCTAAACCAACATTGCGACAGAACCAAAATTCAAGTGGAACATAGACTGAATAACTTTGCGTAGCTTCAAGAACAATTGAACGATTTAATTTATCACCACCAACCATTAATTTATATCCATCGCGTTTTCCTTGAGGCAGTGAAAGTTCATTCCATATATATAACCATTCAGAATAATGCTTATCAATTCTTTGACCTCCAATTTCAAGTTCAATAGTTTTTAATAATTTTAGACCAAAATAAGGAACAAGAGCAATGCAATTATTATCAGCAGTACCAGTACTTTTAGCATTAGTATTTGTTAAAGTACCTACGAAATATACACGATTAATTAAATCACCATTACGAGTTATTTGACAAGTTACACGAGAACCATATGTAGCATTGCCATTGAAAGTTTGTTCGATCGCTTCTAATGCAAAATTTGTATGTCGGCGATATGCAACTTTAAAAAAAGTTATTTGAGGATTGCCAGTTAAATAAACATCCTGAGCACCATAAGCAACAAGTTGAAGAAGACCACCACCCATTTATGCTATATTCTTTATACTATAATAGGAGAAAAAAAATGTATATAGTTAAATTTAATTTGAATATGCTAAACCACCCATTCCAGAAAGAATGCGTAGAACGTTATAATTAACAGCATAAATATTAATATTTCCACTAACATTAGTATTAACTTTAACATCTAATATAGCTGTATCAATACGGGACATATTTAAAGTTCCTGATGGTTGATGCTCTTCTGGTTTTAGGGCAAAAGAATATACATTTATACCTCTATTAAGAGGTATATTTGTATGATGTTGATATGGTTGAACTAAATTGAAATAATTTCCATCACGAACATTAAAACGATCATTTCCATTTAATTGTAATAAACATTGATTGAAAGGATTAACAATATTTGTAGTAACATGATCAACATAAGGTATATAATTATCTTGCATATAATTACTTGTTAATTGTAAAGTTAAAGGAGAATTACCAATATTACTGGATACTAGGAAATTACTAGTTAAAGTAGTATCTGTAGCAACAGTAGGAAGATAACCAGCAATATCATTTATTTGATTATTTGATGGTAAAATAGTACCATCCGAAGTATAATTATACCATCTACTTGCTAAATTTGTTGTTTTAGCAACCCATATTAATTCTTTGCATGGATGATTAAAATTTAATTTAACACGAGCACCATTAGTTGATAAAGTTTCTTGACCTGTAAATTGTAATTGTTCAATTAAATATTCATGAGATAATTGAGCAAATTTGCGACGTTCATCAGTATCTAAATAAATATAATCAACCCATAAATTAGGATTATCTAATTTATATGCAGACATATCTGAAACTGTAGTAGCTCCTGGAGCATATAAACAATTAGCAGCGGTTTCAAATTCAATTTTAATTTTAACTTCATGATATTGAAGAGCAATTAAAGGTAAAGCTAAGCCAATATTGCGACAAAACCAGAATTCAAGCGGTATATATAAAGTAGTTATATCAGTTGATGTTGCATATGTAGCATTATTTAATGCATCACGGTCAGCACCAACCATAGTATCATATGCATAACGTTTTCCGCGAGGGAGAGATAATTCATTCCATATATATAACCAATCGGAATAATGTTTATCAATTTGTTGACCACCAATTTCAATAGAAACAGATTTTAATAAGCGTAAACCTAAATAATTAACATATGAAGCAATTGAGCCTGCTTTAGTTTCAGCAGTAGCATTAACACCAACTTCAAGATAAGTTCGATGAATTAAATCACCATTGCGAGATATTTGACAATAAACAGTATTTCCATAATTTGGAATACCGCTAAAAGTTTGTTGAATAGCTTCCATTGCAAAATTTGTATGTCGGCGATATACAACTTTGAAAAAAGTTATTTGAGGATTGCCAGTTAAATAAACATCCTGAGCACCATAAGCAACAAGTTGAAGAAGACCACCACCCATTTATGCTATATTCTTTATACTATAATAGGAGAAAAAAATATATTGAATAAGATATATAAAAGCATATTCGCATTTTTTATTATATATGTTTAAAGATAAAACATCTAAAAAGAGATTTCAGAATGTTGATATAACACGAGATTTATCAACATTGGATGCGATGCATAATAAGATTATTAATAATTACAGTAAGAAAATTATAGATGATAAAAATTATATTGATAAGATAAATAAATTAGAGATAATATATAAAAATATTAATGATGAAATAATAAAATATAATTATGATAATTTGAAAAATGATAATATATATTCAAATTTATGGAATAGTAATATATTAATAAAGGAAGAATTAATATTATTACAAAATGAAATAAATAATATTAATTATTTTGATGAAATTGAATATTATGAAAATACAAGTTCTATTTTATTTAATTATTATGAAATGTTAGAGAAACAATCAACAACAACAAATTCATCTAAATATAAGAATAAATCAATATTAGAATCATTTAATATAACATTACCTAAAGAAGATATTAAAATTGAAGAAGATAATAAAATTATTGAAAAAAGCGATTTAGTTGATCAATATTTATCAATAACTAATAAATATTATATTAAAAAATTTGATAATACAAGTGATAATATTGAATTATGTCATTGTTGCAATATACCTTTAATATGTTTACAGCAAGATGCAATAATGATTTGTAATAATTGTGGATATCAAGAATTATTATTGGTTGAACAGAATCGACCAATTTTAAAACAAAATACAAAGGACACATCTCATTTTAGTTATAAAAGAATTAATCATTTTAGGGAATGGTGTAATCAGGTTCAAGGAAAAGAAAGCACGGATATACCAAATGATATATTTGAAAAAATATTAAATGAAATTAAAAAAGAAAAAATAATGGATACAAAAAAAATAACATATTCAAAGATGAGAGAAATTTTAAAAAGATTAAGAATAAATAAATATTATGAACATATAAATTATATTATTAATAGAATTAATGGAATTCCTACACCACAATTTTCAGCAGAATTAGAAGATAAATTATGTAATATGTTTAGAGATATTCAAGCACCTTTTTTAAAACATTGTCCAAAAGAACGAAAGAATTTCCTTTCTTATAGTTATGTATTATATAAATTCTTTCAAATTTTAGAATTAAATGAATATTTAAAATTCTTTCAACTTCTTAAAAGTCGTGAAAAACTTTATGCCCAAGACCAAATTTGGAAAAAAATATGTGAAGAACTTAATTATAAAATTATACCTTCCTTATAATTAGACTGGGAAACCTACTATTCGGAAACCAGCACCAAGTCCCACACCTTGACGTGCACCTGCTGATATTGAAGGAGATATTAAATCAAATACTGAAAATACTGCCGCCGCAGTTAAAGCAATAACGGCAACTTCGCTTCCTGATAATTTATTTTTAGGTAATACATATGCTATAATAGCAACCGCTGTCGCCTCTATAAGATATTTTAATAATAATATAATTGCCGCCCAGACATCAAAAGTATATGAAGGTTCCGCCATCGTTCTTATTAATTAATAAAAAGAAAATAAAAAATAGATATAAGATTTTTATTATTTAATTAAAATAGAAAATGTCAGAAGAAACACTTGTATCTACAAAAGAAGTTGATTTTCTTGATGAGGATAAACCTATTCGCAATCAAAATTATTGTCTTCTCTCTTTTCTAAGTCCAGAAGAAGTCCTTAAAAATAAGGAAGCATATTATTTTT